TTTTTTTTTAGATTATACAGCACGGTGGCATTGGAATGGGGTTGGAATAACGCAGATCCAGATAGTTTATTGCAGTTAGAGGTGGGACAGTATGCAGAGTTGAACCCTCCCCCGGGCAAGGAACAGCAAAAAGGCAAGGGTTTAAGAGGCGCGTATACAAATCCTAGCATAATAGAAGAAAACATAAATAAATCAAATGGAAACTATGATGCAATGATTGGACATATTATAAAGTGGGACTATAAATATGAATCGGATCTTTCTTTTACATGCACCACTGAAATTGCAAGCAATTCTAGAATTGCACTCGGATTGTCAATGATTCACTTAACTAAGGATTCTACTTCAGACAATTCAAATCCAACAAGTCCATATGAGTATTTTCAAACCAACTTTGAATCGGAATTGTTGTCTGGAATCACCGATACTAAGGAAATAGTTTCTACCATCATCGAGAGCGTCGACGGCGGATCGATTGCCGAAACCACTGTAGTCGCCCCGCCCAAATACCAATTAGAATCTTATAAAGATATAAATTTACATGGAAAAGTGTTTAATTTTGATAAATACAAAAAAGAAAAACAAAAAATTCCTCCAAATAAAGACAAGTCCGAAGAAATAACGTTTATCACATTTGGACTACTTTGTGAAGTTTTAAATAAAATGTTTTGTCAAAATATAGGAGACTCAAAAAATAATGACGCTTTGCCATCTATAGATATAGAAAACGCAATTATTGGCGCACACATAAACATGATTTCCACAAATAAAGACATATATTTAATACCAAACAAATTTGCGCCATATTTTAATGTCACGTCTATAATGGATAATTATTCTATACAAGATAAAAATTTAACATCAGGAGTTTTTTTAGAAGGACCATTGGTGAAATCAGGCGGAAACTGGGGTGATTTTGATGTGAATTCGAAAGTTTACGGAGCAAAAGGAGCCAGACAAGATTTACACGAGGTTCTTACGAGTTTTGGCGGAAATATGGCTGACAATATTGCTGACGATATTGCTGACAATACGTGTTTTCCACAAATTACGGATAAAAATGGCAACGACGCATATTATCACGGTAATTTAAAAGATATATTTTTAAATATTAAGTTTATTAAGGAATGCGTCTCTGCCAACAACAATACCTTGCAAAAAATATTAGAAAGTATTTGTGTCAAATTAAATGAGTCAAATCCTTGGTGGAACCTTGCACCCACGATTAGCGATGGGGGAAAAATGATAACAATTGTTGATCAAAATTACATCTCTATCAAGAGTGCTGTGAAAATTAAAACAAAGGTGGGCGTTGAAAACAATTCACCGGTATTATATTTATTTGAACCATATACCTCAAATTCCATACTAAAAGATTTTAATTTTGATGCAAGAATTTCCGATGCAGTGGCCACACAAATTATAAATTCTATAAATTCAAAATTAAACTCAGAAGGAGGATATTCTTCTACAGTAATTGATAATGATTTTTTTACGCAATACGCAAGTAACTTGAAGTCAGGATCGTTTGATCTATTGATAGAGGGCAGTAAGATCTCAACCGTAGTGCCTATTGATGTTATTTTGGGTAATCCCGTTGAACAAGCAGAAAAAATTAAAAAATTAACGGACGAAATAGATTCTCAAACACTATCTATTTCTAAAGCAAGAGAAAATAAATCTTTTGCGGAGCTAGAAAAGTTATTAAAAGAAAGGCAAGAGCAGGCAAAGAATCTTAGAGAAAAACAAGACATATCTCTCTATGATGCGTTTGTTCGACAAGAAGAAATTACAAGTGAAACAGGAAAGAAGTTACCGAAGGAAGCCAGGAAGGAAGCCATAGCCGCTGCCAAGTCTGAGCTGCAAAGCCTAAAAAGTTTAGAAACCAAATTTGCCGGACTGACTACGAATTATGATGTTATCAGATTAGCCTTGCCTAAATCCTATAGTTATTTAAACCAAAAAGCAACATTTTATTTAGATCAACCAGATTTTCCAAATCGAAGAAATATGCCTATACCAAATGCGGAGGTGTCGTTTACTATAGAGGGAATTGGAGGAATCAAAACTTTTCAAATATTTGGCATAAAAAACCTACCTTCTTACTATAGTGATAGAGTTATTTTTAAGATAAAAGAAATAAAACACACACTAGATTTTTCACAAGGATGGAACACTCAAATATCTGCCGCGATTATTCCTGTGACTCCAGAACAACATGAAATTTTGACACAATCATGATAAACGATTTAATGAATTATTTAAATTTGGGGGGATACGAATTCCCATACGTAGGAATATCAGCCAATTCATATTATCTTACCCCCACAGATAAAGACTACAAAACAGGATTTATAGAAAGGTTTTTTGTCAAAAGAATAAATGATTCGAGAGTGATTGAAATAAATCGTGATGAGTATTATAGCTTGACTACGGATTTATATTTAAAAATTCAAATAAACTGGTTCATATCAAATTCAAACAAGTCAAATATATCTAGACAAAACATGAGTTCTGTAAAATCCATGGAGAAATTTTTTTCAACAAATGCTGGTTTACCAAAAGATTTTCTGCAATTTTATAAAGGTTAAAAAAAATTGACGGCTCAAAGAAAGTATGTTGTTATACATGAGATGTTGGTTATAAACTCACATAACAGTTCAAGTATACTAAACCTCGCAAAAAACAAGGATATATTTATAGATTTTTTTTATAAAAACAATCGAAATCATTCAATAAATAACGAACCTTTGGTAGTATTCATAAAAATAAAAAACGATCCGGAGTTATACATTTTAAACTCAAATCACAATGATTGCGAACTATCCAACGTAGATATTGTTTCTACAGTCGGTATATTTATAAAAGTTTCTAAACGAGCTTTTGTTATTGACAAGAAAAAATTTTTGCACGGTTTTAAAAATAAAAATGTAAACGATTTGTTGATATCTTTATTTCAAGAGGGCATAAATGATGTGAACTTGACAAAGTTTGACACAAATTATCACCACAATATAAAATATAGTAATTTAAATGAAAGATCCGATATAAATTTTATAATTCCTTTATCTAAACACATAGAAAAATATAACAATACTTGTAATTATTTTGAACAACATATGTCGGATTTTAAATTTAATGACTCCTATAAACAACTGAACGGAATTATCACCGAGACATTAGCAGAAGTTGAATCGAATGGGTTATATATTGATGTGATTAAATTCAATGAATTTTTTAAGGAAAAAGAAATTGAGCAAAAATCCAATTTTGTTTATACCGAATACAATCTTTTCACCTCGACGGGTAGACCAAGCAATAGATTCGGAAAAATAAATTACGCGGCATTAAATAAAGAAGATGGCTGTAGATCTGCTTTTGTGTCTAGATTTGGCGACGACGGAATGCTTTTAAGTATAGATTATAGCGCATATCACCCACACATTATTGCGAATTTAATAAATTACAAACTTGATTTATCACTTAATATTTATGAATATTTGGCAAAACAGTATTTTGAAAAAGAAGAAATAACTGTGGAAGACTTAAAAAAGGCTAAAAATTTGACTTTTCAAAATCTTTACGGTGGCGTTAGAGAAGAATATAAAAATATTGATTATTTTAAAAAAGTAGACGAATACATCACACACCGATGGGATTTCTTCAATCAAAACCAATATGTTGAGACGCCGATATTTAAAAGAAGAATAACAAATAAACATATTCACGATGCCAACCCAAATAAACTTTTTAACTATTTGTTGCAAGCAGCAGAAACTGAGTTTAGTATTCAAAATATAAACCGAGTCAATCACTATTTAAAAAACAAGAAGTCAAAGGTTGTATTATACACATACGATTCTATCTTGGTTGATGTGTGTAAAGATGATAAAAAAGACACCTTAGTAAATATAAAAACTATCATGGTAGACAACCAATTTCCCGTAAAATGTCACATTGGTAAGAATTATCAAGACTTGGTATCAATTGATATATAATTAACACTTTTTACTATATCTCTTAATATTTATATTGTATCGATGAACCTTAGTTTGGAAAAAATATTAAATGAATATTTCATGAACCGACATGATGGCGGAGTTAATTTCAATATAAAAGATCGCAACAGTTTTCTAGATTTTGAGGATTTTTTAATTAAAAGTAACTACAATTCATTTTTTAAAGAAAATACAATTAAACAATTGTTTGAAAACAGTGTTGATATAAATGGCACACGAGAATATGTAAAAGCCACTTGGAAAAAATTCATGGGAACCGATATATCGGACGAGTATTTAAACACCGTAAATAATCAATTAGTTAATTTTAAAACAAACTATCCATCTCAAACATTAGGAGATGCATTTAAGTTTTTACAACAAAATCCCACACTTTTAAGTTTTCAAAAAAAGGAAGTTGGAGAAGGCGAGTTTGCGATTCTTTTACTTGTAAATGGCGCAACTAAAATTCCGAAAGGAAAAAAGGGAGACGTTCAAGTTGGAGGAATATCATACGAGATTAAAAAAATAAAAACCCCTAAAGAAGCAATACGATTTGGTACCAATTTAAATTTGAATACCATAACCGATTTTAATAAATTAATATTAAATCTGGAAAGCTTATTAAAATCTAAAAAATATAAAGAAGGCAAATTAATAGTAGAGTTTAATAATATATTTTTTTCAATCTTAAATTATAAAGATAGAGGGCGATCGACAGATGATCTCGGGGAAGGATCAAGAGCTTCTTGGACAACAAAAAAAATACAAAAATTTTACGACTTTTTGAAACAATTAAAAGAGTATACCGTTGAACAAAAGAAAGAAAAGAGTATAAGTTCATCCACGACAACAGGAAAAAACTTTATATTTAAAGTTAATGATGTCGACAAAGATGTTTATTTTAAATTGCCGTTTGATGATATTAAAAAATCAGCTTCAACGTCGGCGGGACAAAAAACACCCACGCAAATCGAACCAACTTTGGATCAACAAGACACCGAAGAAATTGTATCTTTTTCGGAAGATGTGGGGGTCATTGTAAATAGCTTTTTAAATCAATATCCAAATGTAGAAAATTTTGGAGAACAGGTTGTAAAGGAAATAAATCAAATTTACAACACGTCCGATTTAAAATTGATTATTATTGATGAAAATAATAATTTTTTGAGTAATCCAAAATTTAAGTTCTTTTCTATAAACCAATCTGTTAGACCACAAGTTACACTTGTTAATTAATTATGAATACTATAGTTAAAAAATTTTTAAATAAAATCTCATTGGATGAAAGAATTTCAAACGGAACTTTTGAAATTGATAATAACGATCATCTTGATATATTTCAAGAATATTTACAAAATATGGGAGCTTCTAAAGAAGAATCTATTGTCGTGAGAAATCGCATGTTAGAAGGAAGATTTCCAGAAAGACAAGCTTATAATAACAATGGAATATTAGTGACGTTTCCGACCGCAGAATATAAACAACGAGCTATACAAAGAGGCACCCATTTTGAAAAAAATCCTAAAGCCGGACAAACAAACCTTCAATTTTCAACACCAACCACTTCAGCCGCAGCTTCAGTAGCTCCAGCAGCTCCAGCAGCTCCAGCAGCTCCAGCAGCTCCAGCAGCTCCAGCAGCTCCAGCGGCCGATCCGGATTCTTCAACCATAAACGTTTCTACACCCATGTCTGATCCAGCATCTATACCTATTTCCGGTTCGACATCTGACGTAAAATCTATGATGGCAGATAAAGAAATTGAAAAAGCTAAAGAAGAATATGTAGAAAAGATTTTAACTAACGAGTCAATAACGTATACTATTGAAGAAGCGAAAAAACTTAATTTTTATAAAAAAGACAAACGTTGGTATACTCAAGACGGAGAATTAATCGGCACTCAATTTTTTGACGAATCTAACAACACTTTTTTAATTAGAAAATGAAAATTCAATTGTTATGTACATTTTCTAATGTTAAAGAGTATGTCGGATTAATAACAACCATAAAAAGTTTCTATACTTTATCGGATAAAAAATTTTTCATTTTTAAAGATAAATCAAAAGATGACTCTATAATTTTGACTTACAATATTTTTTCCGAAGGAATTTACAAAAAATTTCCTGCTACAATTTCAATTCATAGAAAAAAACAAACAAACACACTTTACACATTAAATTCTTTAAATAGAATTATTCAAGAAGAAACCGGAGGAAGATTAGATAAAAATTATCAGATAGATTGGAACTTATTTCAAAACACATTGATCATAACCACAGATATTGGTTATCGAACTATTAATCTTGAACTAATTGACATTATAAAAATTTGAAAATAACTAAAAAATATCATGAAAAAAAAAGAACTAAAATCGTTGATACAAGAAGTTTTATACGAAATGAATTTACAAGGATTGGAAAATGAACCCCGTGACCCATTCGATTCAACAAACTCGCAAGATGATAAAAATGGAACTTTTCCAGCCACAAAAATAAATCCGTATGATGATAAAGATTTTGCAATGAAGTCTAAAGTGTTACATGTAATAACAAATTATATTGATAGAAAAAAAAGAATAGATATAAAAGCCGGTATAAGCGAAACACAAAAAATTGTAGATGCGGTTGTACACGCAATCGGTAACATAGATTTAGATAACTATAATAAAAATATAAAGTTATTAGATGTTGAGTGGAATAGTATAGCTGAAAAATATCCAGAAATTAACAACAAATATATTGATTTTAAAAAAGAAATAGTGAATCAATTAACCAAATAATCTACGCGGTTATTTTATTATGATAAATTACGATTAAGCTTTATGTCAATTAACATGACCAAAATTAAATATAATGAAATCGAATATTATATTAATTTTGACAGAACAAAAAATTATCCATATATTTTAGTCGATTCAAAAAGAAAATATTTCCGGCGTTGTAAAAAATGTGAAAACTTTATGTTTTACGGATTGAAGACGGATTTGATACGCCGATTAAACGGAAATTGTATGGCGTGTAGAGATTTTTCTGGAAAAAAACACCCCATGTACGGTAAAAAACATACAGTGGAGTCTAAAAATAAAATGCGTGACATAAAAATTGGTAAAAAATTATCAAACGAAACTAAAAATAAAATAAGTTTAAAAAATTGTGGAAAAAATCATCCGATGTATGGAAAACATCACACAGAAGATACTAAGAAAAAAATAAGCCAATCAAATTCTGGAGATAATGCACCATGTATGGGTCGATCAGGAACACGACATCCTTTTTTTGGAAAACATCACACAGAGGATGCTAAGAAAAAAATAAGCGGATCAAATTCAGGAAAAAGAACAGGAGAATTAAATCCGGCTAAACGAGACGAAGTACGCAATAAAATAAGAATGTCTCATAATAAACGACGAGAACAATTATATAATGGACAATCTGCTCCAAATTTTAATATAGAAGCGTGCCGTTATTTGGATGAACTTAATATTAAAAACGGATGGAATCTTATTCATGCAATGAATGGTGGAGAGTATTATATAAAAGAATTGGGATATTGGGTTGATGGATACGACAAAGATAAAAATATTGTGGTAGAATACGATGAGCCCAGGCATTATAAAAACGGTAAACTAACTGAAAAAGATGAAGCACGTCATAAAAAAATAATCTCACATCTAAACTGTGAATTTTATAGATATAATTATTCTAAAAAAATTTTAGTTAAAATAACTTCCAACTGATTGAATACTAGTATACGATACTATTTATTGGTGATAAGAAAATACTTAACAGAGTAGTTAATAATTAACTTATTTACTAATTAAAAATTAAAAAATAACATTATGCCATTAAACATAGAAAAAATTAAGAGTCGTTTGAACTCATTTTCAAACAATACCAAAAGCAATTTAATTTGGAAACCATCACCTGGTAAACAAGTTATTCGAATCGTTCCCTACAAGCACAATATTGAAAACCCATTTATTGAATTGAAGTTTCATTATGGACTTAACGGAAAAACTTATTTGAGTCCAGATTCTTTCAATCGACCAGATCCTATTGTAGAATTCTCCAATAAGCTAAAGAGAAGCGGAGATAAAGAGGAATGGAAGTTTGGTCGAAAAATTGAACCAAAAATGAGAACTTTTGCTCCAGTAATTGTCCGTGGACAAGAATTTGAAGGTGTTAAGTTCTGGGGATTTGGTAAGAATGTATACCAAGAGATTTTGGCAATCATCGCAGATCCAGATTTTGGTGACATTACCGATCTAGTTAAGGGACGTGACGTGGTTGTAGAGTTTAAGACGGCCAGTGAGACGGGTAAACAATATCCTGAGACGGCTATCAGAGTTAAGCCAAACGTTTCTCCAGCGGTTGATCCAAATAATAAAGAAATGGTTTCAATGATCAGCAGTCAGCCAAATCTTCTTGAAATATTTCCTGAGCTTAGTTATGACGAGCTTAAGGCAGTTATGGAAGCTTGGTTGGCATCAAATGATGCCGAAAATGGCGGAACTGAAGAACCCGTTCCTACAGCCGAAGAGGTAGAGACGGCCGCAGTTGAAGCAGCTAAAAATCCTACTACTAAATCGCCTAGCGCGACCGCCGCAAAATCAAATGTTGAAGACGTTACCAAAGCATTTGATAATTTGTTTAATAGTTAATATACATTTGGTAAACTTAACGGGGAGAGGCGAAATACTCGCCTCTCCCCCTTTTAAAAGGAGTTTTATGGCAAAAAATAAAAGTACAAAAAACGCAACAATTGAATCTAAACAAGACCGAGACGAATTAGTATCTGAATTAGCAGATGCTTTAAATAAAGATTCCAAAGAAGGAAAAAAAGTATATTTCTTAGATGATCAAGACGATCCTTCCACAATATCCGACTGGATTTCCACAGGTTCATCTTTGTTAGATTTAGCGATAAGTAATCGTCCAAACGGAGGACTTCCTGTTGGCAGAATGGTAGAATTTAACGGATTAGAAGGAACGGGAAAAAGTTTGATTTCTGCTCATATTGTAGCAAATACACAAAAGAAAGGTGGTATTGCAGTAGTTATCGATACGGAGAATGCAGCCGCGCCTGAGTTTTGGAAAAGCTTAGGTGTAGATTTAAAAAATCTTCCGTATTCTCCATGCGAAACGGTAGAAGATATTTTTGAACAGATGGAAAAACTAATATCCGTGGTTAGAAAAAGTAATAAAGATAGAATTCTTACGATTATAGTAGATTCTGTGGCGGCTGCGTCGACTAAAACTGAACAAGAAAGCGAACATGGCAAAGATGGATTTGCAACGGCTAAATCAATTATTATTAGTAAAGCAATGCGAAAAATTACTAACATGATTGGTAGACAAAAAGTATTGATTGTTTTCACTAATCAATTAAGACAAAATCTCAATGCGATGGCATTCGGAGACAAATATACTGTAAGTGGCGGTAAGGCGTTAGCCTATCATTGTTCAGTTAGAGTGAGGCTTAATAATACTGGAAAACTTAAAAAGGGAGAAGAAGTAATTGGTAATGAATGCAAAGCACAAGTTGTAAAAAATAGAATGGGGCCACCACAACGACAAGCAAGTTTTGATATCTATTTTGATAGTGGCATTGCGGATTATGCAAGCTGGTTAAAAGTATTAAAAGAACAAAACATAATAAAACAAGCCGGCGCTTATTATAAATATACTAAAGTAAATGGAGAAGAAATTCAGTTTCAATCTAAAGATTTGGTTGATATGATGACAAAAGATCCTTTGTTTAAGGAAGAATTGTATAATAAAATATCTGAGTCTGTAATAATGAAATATAAAGACCCGAACAGTATAATTGTTGACGATACAGTTGTAGATACTAATGAGGACGAATCTGACGAGGAGTAAAAATGGAAAGTATTAATTCTTCAGATAAAAAAAAATTGTATTCTTTATTTGAAAGTGTAAATAAAAATGAAGAAACATCGACAACAGGATTACAAAAAAATCAACTGTCGGATATATTAATAATTGATGGATTAAATACTTTCATAAAAAGTTTTTGCGTATCACCATATATGAACGCAGATGGAATACACACAGGTGGCATATCCGGATTCTTAAAGAGTATCGGATATGCCATCAAACTTTTTAACCCTACAAAATGCGTAATTGTTTTTGACGGTTCAGGAGGAAGTCAAAAAAGAAGAAAAATCTATCCCGATTACAAAAATAAACGGGTAACTAAAATCAGAATAAATAGAACTTATTTAGATAACGCCGATGCAGATACCGAAGAAAAGAATTTAAAGAAACAATTAATTAGAACGGTAGATTATTTAAAAAACTTACCTGTAACTGTGTTGTGTGTAGATAACGTTGAGGCGGATGATGTAATTGCATATTTGTCATTAGACAAATTTAAAGACAGTAATATTACAATAATGTCTTCTGATAAAGACTTTTTACAATTAGCAAGTAATCGAGTTAAAATTTGGAGTTCCACAAAGAAAAAACTTTATGGTTGTGCGGAAATTTTATCTGAGTATGGAATAAGTTGTGAAAATTTCATAAATTATAGAGTATTAGAAGGCGATGTGAGTGATAATATTGATGGAATATACGGAGCAGGATTAAAAACTATAAAAAAGTGTTTTCCTATATTTGAACATAATCATCGATATAGCTTGGATGAGATATTTAATTACTGTGAAAGTCATAAGGGAAAATATAAGTTGCACGATACCATTTTAGACAACAAATCTGTTGCACAAAGAAATTATGATTTAATGCAGTTGAATGACACTCAGATTCAAAGTTTTACACAATTAAGAATAAACGAAATAATAGATTCTCAAATTTCTAGATTAAATAGAATGCAATTTATAGGGTTAATGCGAGAGGATAAAATTTGGAATAATATTCCAAATGGAAATGTATGGCTCAGCGAAGTGTTTACTAAACTAGATAATTTTATAAAATAAACATTATTATCCTATCCAATCTTTGGGTGGAACGGCATATTTTATAAAACCTTTAGGAAAAGAAACTTTGGGAGTTGAATTTCCTATTACTCCCATTTCTAATAACGTATTTCTAGACGCGTAATGAAATTCAAATGAATGAATTATATAACCTCGATCAAAGTCTGTGGAGGTTACTTTGCTTTCTTTTGAAGAACCCCACGTAGAACCCATGTTAAATCTGCAATTTTCGTTTAAATTGTGATTTATATCAAAATTACATGTTTCTGAATTTTTAACAAATGTGGGACTGGTGGCAGTATACGTGTAAGCGGATGCATCGCAAAAAATTTTTACGACTATAGTTCCACAATTTTTTAAAATTTGATTCGAGACAGACGATTTTTTATTGCTTACAAATTTAAACGAACCCACCTTTTCATTACTGTATCTAAATCCTTTAACTTTAAATGAGTCATATGGATTTATAACGTAACCACCATCGTCGTTAGAAGACGGTTCGCCTGTCAGAACATCTAAACCATCTACACTAGCTAAAGCAAGTATTCGATTGAAATTTTTATTTTTTATTTGAATTTCATATTCGCTTCCATCTTTTGCTTCTATATAAGTTTTTTCGTCTTTAAAATAGGTAGCGACAGGATTTCCTTTAACAAGGATATTTACATCCACAGTATTGTAATAATTATTCATAATTTATCTTTCTTTTTGTAGAAAGCGGATCATACATCCGATTTCAACTATAAATAGTAAAACGACATAAAAAAAATTGTCTTTTGTTTTTATAATAGTATTGTAATTACATATTGATACCTTCATATGGAAAACCAAATAATAAACAACCTTAAAAAATACGGAAACGACTTTCAATTAAAATGTATTTCAAGTCTTTTGAGCGATAAGACTTTTTTAGAAAGAATATACGACATTGTAGATTTCAACAGCTTTGAAATGGATGCTCACCAATGGATAGTAAAAACTATTGTAGAATATTTTATAAAATATAAAGATTTACCTACGATGACAGCTTTTAAAGTTCAAGTAGATACAATCGAAACTGAATTGCTTAAAAAAACAGTAGTTGACCAACTAAAGTTAGTATATCAAAAAATAAGCGAGAGCGATATAAAATATGTGAAGGAACAGTATTTAGAATTTTGTAAAAATCAAAAAATGAAAAATGCTATTCTTAGTAGCGTCGAATTGATTAAAATAGGCCATTATGATAGAATTTCGCATGTAGTTCAAGAAGCGTTGAAAGCAGGCATGGAAAGAAACATCGGACATGATTATATGACCGACATAGACAATCGTATGAGTGTAATGGCAAGAAACACGATGAGAACTCCGTGGGAAGTGGTCGATGCTATAATGGATGGAGGATTAGCTTCAGGAGAGTTAGGAGTGATAACGGCATGTGCAGGCAGTGGTAAAAGTTGGGTATTAGCAAAAATCGGTGCAGAAGTAATGAAGAATGGAAAAAACGTGTTACATTTTACTCTAGAATTAAATGAAAACTACGTGGGGCTTAGATATGATAGTTGTTTTACAGGTATAGACTTTCAAAATATTAGAAATAACGTAAATGTTGTTAAAGATAAAATTTCAAATATTCCCGGAAAATTAATAATCAAATATTTTCCACTAAAAACAGTCAGCGCACATAGTCTTAAAATTCATACTGAAAGAATTCAAACTTTAGGGACCAAGATCGACATGATAATTGTAGATTATGCTGATATTTTAAAGCCAACTTCTTCCGATAGGAACTCTAATAGTTATAGTGAGGCGGGTGGAATATATGAAGAATTAAGAAGCATTGCGGGAGAATTGCAAATACCAATCTGGACCGCATCACAAAGCAATAGAGCGGCAATAGATGAAGATATTATTCAAGCCAATAACATCAGCGATAGTTACAGAAAAATAATGACGGCGGATTTTGTCATGAGTCTTTCTAGAAAAGTAAACGACAAAGTGAGTAACACCGCAAGATTTCATATTATCAAGAATCGTTTTGGTCCAGATGGAATGACTTTTCCAA